CAGCCGCAAAGGCCTGCGCCGGTGCCGTAGCCGGTGGCGGCTTCAAAATCCGGGTAGTGTTTACCCTTGTAGTCCACCGCGCCGCCCCGGTGGAAGCGCCTGCCCTGCCATTCTGCATGAGAAGGACGGGCACCGCCGTGGGCGGTCGTCTCCACAAATTCGCAGCCCATCTCGTCCATGCGGGCCACCTGCAGCTTGCCAGTCGTCTGGTTCACACCGGTGAGCACGGCACGCCGTGCGGCCACCTCGATGCTGTCCTTGTGGCCGCTGGGGTATGTGACCATGGGCATCTCGTCTGCAAGGCTGTCCACAGCCTGCTTGACGGCGGTTTTGTAGTCGAAGGCACCGGTGCTCACTTTGAGCCATGCGGCGTCCAGCGTGCGCTCAAAGGCCCCTGTGACGGTGTTTGCCGTGGTGGCGGTGAGGTTCTGCCATGTGCCGCAGGTCTGCCGCGCACCGGCGTCTAACAAATTGTTCAGGGCGGCGCTCTCTTCAAAAGGGGGCGGCTCCATGTCGTAGTGGTAATAGATCGCATCCTCCCGCTCCATGGCTTCGGTGGCGGCCTGCAAAAGCAGCCTGCGGATAGCGGACTCGCTCTTGCCGGTGTACTTCGCCAGCAGCTTCACCACGTCGTTGCGCAGCGCCTCGGTCTGCTGGTAGCGCCACAGCTGCCAGTTGGCGGTGGGGGTCACGGCGTCCATCTTGCCGATGCGGCGGGCCACATCCTGCAGGATCTGCTCTTCGACCTGCTGCCAGAGCTGCACAAAGGCATCCGGCATCTGGTCAAGATAGCTCGGCGGCAGCATCAGGCACCCCCGAAGGTGAGGGCTTCAGGGCTGCGGTTCTCGGCATCCGCTTCGGCGGCAATGGCCTTGGCGTCGTCCTCGCTGTAGCCCTCGAACTCCACCAGATACCGCCAGAAGGGGAACTTGCCTACGATAACGTAGCCCCAGTACATCTGCTTGCGCTCCTTGGGGTCAGAGATGATGCTATCGTCAAAGTCAAAGGTCACGTTGCAGTCGCCCGGCGGGGAAACGGCTGCGCCGCTGTTCCACTGGGCATCCAGCAGCTTGCTGATGGAGTATACCAGATCGGTCAGCGCATTGCCCAGCGCCCGCTGCAGATCCTTGACGGTAGTGTAGCTGCGCTGCTTGCTGCTCCTGATCTCCTCGGCGGTCTTATCCACGTTCTGCGGGTCGGACAGGGTGCCGTAGGCAAGGCCGCACTGGAACTCAACCCGTTTGAGCATCGTATCCAGCCCTCTACGATAGCTTTCATCCCGCAGGGCAGGGGCAAAGGCTTCGTAGAGGTTCCGGCCATTGGCCCCGATGCCGCCGTTCAGCCAGCTGCGGTAAAGGCGCTCAAGCCGCTCCGGAAGATGAACATTTCCGTCGGCATCGGTGCGCAGGGCGGTCTGGTCAACGTCAATGGCCAGCTGCCCGCCGTCGTACTCCCACAGCAGGCGTCCATATTGCTCGTCAACGTCCCGGATCGTCTCGACAGCAGCCGCATAGACGCTCACACCCAGCGGAGAATGCCGGTCGGAAGAGTTGCCGCCAGATACCCTGAAATAGCCCCAGAGCGGGCGGTCTACGCCGGAAAACTCAGTGTGCGGGGAGATCGCGGCCCACTCCGGCACATCGGTCAGCGGGACTTCAATGCCGAGGTCTGCACTGGTCATGGAACGGAATGCCTTGACCGTGATGCTGTACGTGCTGCCGGAAAACTCGTGATCTTCAAGACGAGTGTAAATGCGGTTGCCGCGCACCAGATGGTCATAAAAAATAGCCCCGGTCATGCGGCCAGAGCTGTCAAAGCGGGTAGGGCAGAAGCAATCCCCCTGCACAGCATCGATCTGGATGCGTCCCTCTGCATCGAGGAAAGGCCGGAACAGGATGCCGCCCAGCGCACAGCCATATTCCACCGGGGTGCGCAGATCTGCAATGAAAGGCTGCAGCATGGTGTTGATGCTGTCGGCGCGGGCGCTGCCGGAAACAAGACACTCCATTTCCAGCGTGGTCAGACGGGCCAGCTCCGATGCAACACTCTGGGCCAGCTTCAGGCTGTGCAGGGCGTTCTTGCCGCCGTGGCACCACGGCCCGCCGGTATCGTACATCTGCGCCCACAGGATGATTGCATTCTCCATGCTGTAGGACACGCTTGCGCTGACGGTGGTATTTTCACCGAACAGCAGCCGCGCTTTCTCCCGCAGCCAGAAAAGCAGTCTATCAAACATTACTTTCGTCTCCAATCTGCCCAGCGGATCAGCGGGGCCAGTATCGTATAGCAGAAATAGCGGATGTCATCCATGGCGTGGTCATTCTCCTTCACGACGCGGTCCTCTTTGGCTTTGTCGTCCCACGAGTACAGGCCGAACTCCCGGCGGGATGCCGTGCAGCTCTCGTGGATGGTCACAAGCCCGGCCTGCATCAGGGATGCCACGCAGCGGATGCCGTTCAGAACGTCGTTGTCTGCAGGGATCACCAGATACTTGCCGTGCCGCCGGATGGTCTCGATGAAGGAAGCAGCGGACGGATCAACCACCACCGCCTGAATGTAATGGCCCTTGGTCAGGCGTTCCAGCTCGGCATAGTGTTCTTCGTCCGTGCGCTGCACACGCTCGGCGCGGCTGTCGAAATAGCTTTCCTTCAGGCGCAGGGCCTTGCCATCATGAATGACCCACAAGCCCATGCTGCAGGGGTTGTGGGTGCCGTAGTCGATAGACACATAAAACTGCCCGTCGATGTGGGAAGCATCACCGTGAAAGAGGTAGGTGTCCTGTCCTGCGGAAAAAAAGGGGTACACAAGGCCCTCGGCAGCTTTCCTTTTGCCAAGGATGTCACGGGCATACCAGACCGTGCTGCGGTCGTAGGTTGCAAGCACGGCCCGGAGCTGCTCATCTGAGATGCTCATATTATCGGCAATGGTGAAATGTCCGTAGTTAAAGCCGTATTTTGGGTTCTCCGTCTGCTTCTTTTCGTGCAGATTCAGGATGTTTTCGTAGTACCAGTGGCCCTCCGCCTTGGGATTCAGGTCGTGAAACACCTTTCTGTCCGGGCTGGACAGGGTACGGTCGAATACTTCCTTGATGAAAGTTTCGCTGCATTCATTGGCTTCGGTGATGTACGCGGTGCCGTAGGTGTTGCCCTTGATCAGCTTTTCGTCACCGGCTTTGCCACCACCAGACACCAGCACCACCTTTTCGCCGGTGGCAGTCTGGATGTACAGACAGTCGCGGTTCTGGTAGGTGCCCTCACGGCAGCGGCCCTCAAAATAGTTTTTCAGTCCGAAGCCGTCACAGTCCAGAATGTTCAGCCGGGCCGTCGCAGTGGATACGCCCGCGATCAAGTGGATGCGGCTCGGATGCTTTTCAAGAATGGTGCAATACGCCATCGTGATAAGCACGTTCTTACCACCACGTTTACCGCCCTCTGCAACGTTGAACCAGTGGTCAAAGCAGCCCCAGAAGAAACGCATCTGGTTTTCAGAAAATGGTGCGGGGATGTTCATTCTTCAAAGTCCTTGATGTCACGGTCTGGAACGGGGTGCTGCAGCAGATCAGCAAGGGTCTGCATGTCGTTATTTTGAGCAGCGGCATTTTCTTTTTCGGATGCGTCTTTGTACATACCCAGATGCTTGCCCAACAGGTCAAGGGCCCGGAGCTTGTCTGCAAGCTTGACCTCGTGTTCCAAACCATCTTCGCCAAAGCTTTTGACCTTGATGGACTGGATCGCGGCCAGATCATCCCGGGAAGCATCCAGCTTCACGGAAGCTGTCTCCGGGTCGATCAGGTCGCTGGCGTTTGCAAAAGCAATCTTGGCAAGTTCCCGCACGACACGATCAGCAGATACGCCGGTCCGACGGCTCTGCTCGGCCTGCAGCTGGGCAAGACGATTTTGAACCATAACATTTGATAACAGGCGAGCACTCTGCTCTTGGGCTGTTTTGGGACTGTATCCGGCGCGGATGGCCGCCTGGGTCGCGTTCAGGTCGATCATATACTCTTCACAGAACCGCGCCTGCTTGTCGGTCATCCTCACCACCTCTCTTGCCGTAAAATCAAAAAGCCGCCCGGATGGACGGCTTGGAATATTCAAAAAACGCCCGGCTGATGCATTCAGGCTGTTGGTCGGGAAAGGTGATCCTCTATGTCAGCCGGGCAGCACAAAGCCCGCAGGAACGAAGGGAGTAGACCTTTCCTGCGGGCTCTGGCATTTTAAATTTTAGCAGGGGTTGACAGTATTATCAAGTCCGGTTCGCTCCGGTTCAGTCCGGACTTTTGATCTCCAGTCTTTTTATGGCCGCGCTGTGGCGCTGGAACATCTGGCTGCGGGAAATGCGGACGATGACCGCGATGTCCGGCCAGTCCTCCAGCAGGATGTACCGCCGGAACAGGATCATGAAATCCACCTCATCGTCCAGCTGGCGGAACACCTCCATGATCTCGGCCCGGATGGTGTCGCACACGGCAGACTGCGCCTCAGCGGCCCGGCGGGCCTCGTCGATGCGTTCCACACTGCGGGGCAGAGCCTGTCCGTCGCCGCTGCCGCCCGGCACAGGGGAAAAGCGCTGGGTGGTGTGGGTGGCGTCGGTCTGCAGCGTGGCCAGCTCGTCCAGTTTGAGCAGCTCGAACCGCTTTGCCGTCCGGTACCGCCAGAGCCATGCCTTTTTCTCTTCGTAGGTCATTACAGTTCCTCCACCCGGACGAACACGCCGCAGGGGTCCGACCAGAATTTTTCTACGATCTCGCTGCACACCTGCGCGTCGTCGGCCCAGAAGTGCAGGCGGGTCATTTCGTCCTTGAGGGCCTTTTCCAGATTGTCGGTGTCCGGCTTTGCGGTGCGCCAGCTGCCGTTTTTGCGGCCCTCGGCAGGGAAGCACCACTTGACCAGCAGCCGCACCGGACGGCCTGCGGGGATGGGTTTTTCCGGCGCGTGGGGTGCCAGATGGGCGTGGAGCTTGGCACGGGTCTGTTTCAGTTCCGGGCTGTCGTGGAGCACGGCACATGGTTTGCCGCCCTTCATGTAGGCGTGCAGCTGCTTTGCGTTGTGGGTGGTGGTAGGCGGCTGCATGGGGAGAAAGAATTGCATGTACATGGGGTTCACCTCGTTTTTCTTTTTTTCAGGTTTTAGCGCCAACGTGATGGGGAGGGTTCCCCGAATGGATGGGGGCTGTGGTCGCCCCATCCTTCGGGAGACCCCATCACAATTGCAGTTGCAGTTTTAGCTATTATATATAGGCTATTTTGCACTGCAAAATCTGCAGTCATAGCGGCTATAACTGCAAAATTGCAGTTTTTCGTGTCGTGCAAAATAGCGGCTATTTCTGCATTTTTACAACAAATTGTAATCGTACTTATTACGGCTTGTTTAACCTGCGCTGCCGGGCTCCTTGCGGCCCACTTTCTCGCCATCGATCCAGAAACGTCCGTCATCTTTCAGCCGCGTCTTGATGGTGCGGGGCTTCAGGTCCATGTACTCGGCCAGCGCATAGACGGTAACTTCGCCGTCCATCATGCAGGCTTCAAAGGCGGTGTCCAGTTCGGCCTTTTTGTCCTTGGTCACCTTGCCTTTATCGCCCCAGCGCTTGGCGGCACCGCGGCTGCCCAGCGTTTTGAAATCGCTGTCCGGCTGCAGGTCCTCCAGCAGGCCGCTGTCCGGCTTGTGAACGGGGTAGTCGAACCAGAGGTTCACCGGGTCGAAGCGGGCGAACTCGCGCAGGGTGCCCTCGATGCGCCATGCGGTCATGCAGTCGGCCTGCTTCTGGGCGGCGGCCACTTCGGCATCGATGGCCCGCAGGTCGGCCATGCCAAGTTGTTCTTTGGCAATGGTCAGCATCCGGCTGCGGCTCAGGGCATCGTCCGGGCCGTAGGCATCCGCATGGCCGCGTTTATCCAGCATGGCCTTGATCACGCGGCAGGCGGCTTTGTTATGCAGCTGTTCCCGGATGGCATCGGTGGGCGTCAGCTCGGTCATGTCCAGCATGGCATCCGGGTCGCGGGCGAACACGCCGGAGCCGGATGCGCGGTCCATGCTGCGCTTGCCGCCCTGGGCACCTTTTGAGTGGTGGTGGCAGTAGATCACGGCACAGTCCAGCGCACGGCACACAAGGTCGAACTGGTTGCAGAACTTTGCCATCTGGTCGGCAGAGTTCTCGTCGCCGGTGATGACCTTATAAATGGGGTCGAGGATCACGGCGGTGTAGCCTTTTTTCTGGGCCCGGCGGATGAGCTTTGGGGCCAGCTTGTCCATAGGCACGGACGCGCCGCGCAGATTCCAGATGTCGATGTTCCGCAGGTTCTGCGGGGGCAGACCGAGGGCAGTGTACACGTCCTTGAAGCGGTGCAGGCAGGAGGCCCGGTCCAGCTCCAGATTGATGTACAGTACCTTGCCCTGTGCGCAGGAGAACCGGCCCAGCCACGGCCTGCCTTCGGCGATGGCGATGCACAGCTCGATGAGGGCAAAGCTCTTGCCCGCCTTGCTGGGGCCTGCCAGCAGCATCTTGTGACCCTTGCGCAGCACCCCGGTGATGAGGGCATCGGCCAGCGGCGGCAGGTCGTCCCAGTCGTCGGCCAGACTCTCGGTCTCGGGCAGCTCGTCGGTCTCCGCTTCCAGCCAGTCGCGCCACTCGTCCCAGCAGGATTTCCCGATGTTGGTCTCCAGCAGGGTCTGCCGTTTGTCACCGCGCAGGATGCCGGGCATCCGGGAAAGGCGGGAAGGGTTGCGGTTCTGCTGGTCGATGGTCAGGCCGTTTTTCTGACAGGCGGCGTAGAGGTAATCCACCCGCCTGCGGTACTCGGCATAGTCCGGGGCATCCACCTTGACGATGGTGTGGACGCTCTTGCCGCCGGAGTAGACCAGCGCGGCACAGGGCAGTTCCAGCTGCCGGATGATGGCCTGCTGCTTGCCCAGCTCCATGTTGTCGCACTCCACGAGGGCGTAGCGGAAGTCGGTCACGTTCTCGTTGCGGCGGCCTCCGCCGTCCATGGGGTTAAAGCAGATCCACGCACCGGCTTCGGGGTTGTAGTCGCCAAGGGCAGCACCGATATCATCGCCGTAATGGTCCAGCTCCATGATGAGCTGCCCGGCGGTCAGCTGACAGGAGCAGCCGTTGGGGGCAAAGCGCCCGTCCTCCTTCCGGTAGCTCTCGGTGACGTAGGCAACGTATTCCTCCGGCTCAAAAAGTGCCTGAAGATACCGCTTGATCTGCTCTGCCGGGTGCCACTCTGCGGGCAGGTCCAGCTCGTGGGCTTCCACCCACCGGGGATCTACTACGCGGCCCTCGGTTTGTGCACCGGGCCCGGCAGAGAGCTCGTCGCCCCAGTCCAGCGCGTGGCCCGCGGGGCCGCTCCATCCGTGGCTGTAGGCCAGCTGGAAAATGCTGCTCTCGGTGACAGGCTTTGTGCTGCCGTGGAAACTCTCCCACTTTTTGGCACACTCGCCCTTGTGGTAACGGCCCCCGTCCCGGGCGCTCCATGCTTCCCAGACGGTGACGGGCAGGCCGGAATCCTTCAACGCCATGCCCACCATCGTCCATTCCTCATAGGTCAGGGAGGCCGGGGAAATGAAGTCCAGCGCTTCTTTGAGTTCATTTTCATGTTCCATTCGCATCACCATCCAAAGATGCTATCCGGAAAGGCCGGTTCTGCGGGCGGCGTGTAGGTGCTGGGAGTAACGCCCTTGGGCACACCCCGCCAGCCGCCCGCCGCAATACGGTCGATCATGTGTTTGGCCTGCTCAAAGCTCCACCTGCCCACGTGCTGGAAGCCGTATTTTTCCAGACAGCGGATCTGCTTTGGGGTGGTGAGGCCTTCGTCCCGGCGCTTGTGCAGCCGGTCCAGCAAAAGGTTGGCCTTGCCCGCCGACTCCACGGCGTCCGGCAGGATGCCCAGCTTTTCCAGCGCGGCGGCCTGCTGTTCGGTGGGCGGGCCTGCTTCCCAGCCAAAGGCCGGCACATACCCGGCAAGGTCCTCGGCCTGAATGCTCATCTCGTACTGCAGCGGGTCCACCAGCTTGGCCTTTTTGCGGCGCTGCTCTTCCAGCTGCTTGGCGAGGGCTTCCTCCCGCTGGGCCACTACGTCCTCGCTGGCCTGCACGGCGGCTTCCTCGATGTCCTGCGGGCAGCCGCTCTCGGCCAGATTTTCGGTCATCTGGCGGGCCACGGCGCGGTCCTCACAGACCAGATCCGCCGGACGGCAGAGCTCGTGTTTGTCGGTCATCCACAAAAAATCGAGGAGCAGCAGGTCGGTCTTGCCCGGGGAAAGCCGGGTGCCGCGTCCCACCATCTGGCTGTACAGGCTGCGCACCTTGGTGGGCCGCAGCACCACCACGCAGTCCACAGACGGGCAGTCCCAGCCCTCGGTGAGCAGCATGGAATTGCAGAGCACGTTGTACTTCCCGGCATCGAAGTCGGCCAGCACTTCCTTGCGGTCGGTGCTCTGGCCGTTGACCTCGGCGGCGCGGAAGCCCTTGGCGTTCAGCAGGTCCCGGAACTTCTGGCTGGTCTTGATGAGGGGCAGGAACACCACCGTTTTGCGGCCTTTGCAGCGCTGGGCCATCTCGGCGGCGATCTGTTCCAGATAGGGGTCCAGCGCCGTGCCGAGGTCTCCCACGGCGTAGTCCCCGCCGCTCATGGTAACAGAAGAAATGTCCAGCTTCAGGGGGATGGTCTGGGCCATGATGCGGCACAGATAGCCCTCTTTGATGGCATCGGTCAGCTTATATTCAAAGGCAAGGCTGTCGAACACCTCGCCCAGATTGCGCATGTCGCCCCGGTCTGGGGTGGCGGTGACGCCCAACACCTTGGCACTGCCGAAGTAGTCGAGGATGCGGCGGTAGCCGTCGGTGATGGCGTGGTGGGCCTCGTCAATGATGATGGTGCCAAAGTAATCATGAGGGAAGCGTTCCAGCCGGGCGGTGCGCTGCAGGGTCTGCACGCTGCCCACCACCACCCGGAACCATGTATTCAGGCAGGTGGCGTCTGCCTTTTCCACCGCGCTGACAAGGCCGGTGGAGCGCTGCAGCTTGTCCGCTGCCTGTTCCAGCAGCTCGCCCCGGTGGGCCAGAATAAGCACCCGGTGGCCCGCCCGCACCTGATCGGCGGCCACGGACGCAAACACGATGGTCTTGCCGGTGCCGGTGGGCAGCACCAACAGGGTGCGGGTGTGGCCGTTCTCCCACTCGGCGTGGATGCGTTCACGGGCCTGCTGCTGGTAGGGTCTCAGTTCTTGCCCCATCAGAACGCCCCCTGTGTCCAGCCCTGCGCGGGTGCGGCCTTAGGCTGGGGCGGCGGCAGAAAGCGGATGACTTCGTTGCTCTGGCCGGTCTTGCCCGCGTTGGGGCCGCTCTGCTTGGTGTACTCCCGGATGCCCAGACGGCACCAGCCCCGGGCACCCACCACTTCGTTCCAGCGGGGGCGGAAGGTCTCGCCGCGCTTGCACTGGCCGATGCTCTCGAAGAAAGCGCCCAGCAGGCCCTGCGTTTTGGTGTGCAGGTACAGGCGGTCGGTGACGGTGGTGTCGCCCTTGGCCCCGCCGAAGATCTTCAGGGTCAGCTTTGCCATGGAGCAGGGCGGCAGCTTGGCGCTGCCCTCAAAGCGGGCACGTTCCATGCCGGTGACCTCAAAGGCATAATCGCCCTCGGGCAGGAGCACGAACTCCTGCTGTTCGTTGGTAAATTCGTCGTCCCAGCTCAGGGCGCGGTCGGTGGTATTCATGTCGTTCATAAGTAAAGTCTCCTTTATAATGATTCCTTGATTCTTGGCTCCCCCTTCGGGAGAGCTCCGCAAGGCGCTGGCGCAAGCCAGACCGAAGCGGTGAGAGGGTTGGCTCTTTAAAACGGCAGGTCACGGCTGTCCAGCACCATCTGGAGCACCTGGGGCCATGCGGCCACCAGACAGCCCTCTACAAAATCGGCCGGGTAGTCCCGGATGGGCATATCCTCGGGGAAATAGCCCCGTTTACCCACCACAGCCTGCAGCTCCTCCGGGGTGACGTTGTTGGCGCTCATGAGCGGGGCCAGCTTTTCCGGCACGCCCAACGCGATCAGGTCGGGCACCAGCAGGGCTTTGGGCACCGTCTCGGCGGGCGGTTCCGGCTGCGGGGTGGGTGCGGGCAGGATGTCCTCTTCCGGCGCACTCTGGGGCTTGGGCTGCGGTTCCGGCTGCGGTGCGGGCGCAGGTGTGGTGCCGGGGATGCAGGCGGCAATGCCGGCATAATCAAAGGGCATTTCGTCCGGCAGGCCAAAGCGGTTTTTGGCGTCCCAGCAGGGGTGATGGGTGGTGTACATGACCCGGCGGCCGCCGGTCACCTTGTTTTTTGCGTTGGGGGCGCTGCCGCTCTTTTCCACCACGGTCTGGTAGTTGACGAAGAGCAGCATGTCGCACCACTCCCGGATCAGCGGCTCCACCTGCTTGGTGGTCTTCATGGTCCAGCGGTCGTAGCTGCCCGCCGCGTCCGGCTGCTCGAACTTGGTGATGGCCGCGTGGGCAAGGATCAGAACATTGTGTCCGGTGTTCAGCACCTCTTCCAGCGCGTCCAGCAGCTTGCCGAACTCCTCCTTCAGGTAGGTGTAGCCTTTGCCGTAGCCAAAGCCCTCCAGCCCGTCCACCTTGGCCTTGGCACAGACGGCGTCAATGGCCAGCCGTTCAGCCCAGTCGGCGGTGTCGATGACCAGCGTGCCGCAGGGGATGCTGCCCTTGCGCACCTCAGCCACCTCGTCCAGCAGCATGGCCCAGCTGGTGGGCTGGGGCAGGCGCTTGACGTTCAGCCGCTTGGTGCCGCCCTCGGTGTCGATGAATACGGGGTCCGGAAAGTGAGAGGCAAAGGTGCTTTTGCCGATGCCCTCGGGGCCGTACAGCACGGTCTTGACCGGGGAATCCTGTACCCCGGCAGTGATGGAATACTTACTCATTTAAAACGCTCCTTTCGTCCAGCTTTTCTGCTGGGGCTTTTCGGTGACGGGCGGCAGGGTGGTTTCGGCATCCTTCACCATGCCGTCCTCAATGATGATCTGGCACTCGCTGCCGGTGGAGACCCGGGTGGCAATGGCCTGCAGGTGCTCCGCTTCCAGCCATGCGGAAAACTCCTGCAGGGTGGTCATGTCCATCTGTTCCAGCTTGTCCAGCAGCACAAAACCGCAGTCCGGGTTCAGGCGGCGGACGATGGCCGCGGCCACCCGCAGCTGGTCGCTGCCGGACATATCCCGCCAGTGCTTGCCTTTATAGGTAAGGGCGCCGTCCTCCACGCTCAGCTCCGGCAGGGGCAGGTCGGCACCGTTCAGCAGGGCCATGCGGTCGGCCCGTTTCCGGGTGATGGCTTCGGTGAGCTTGTCGTAATCGCTGGCATACCGGGCGGCTTCGTCCTCGGCCCGGGATTTTTCCAGATTGGCCCGCACCTTCTGGTTGATCTCTTCGATGTCCCGGATGGAAGCTTCCAGTTCGGCGGTGGATTCGTCCTGAAGCTGGGCGACGGTCTTTTGAGCGGTTTTCCGCTGATTGAACAGGCGGGTGTGCTTGGCGTCGAGCTCCTGATACTGTTGTTCCAGCTCGGCAATGCGTTCACGGGTGCGTTTCAGTTCGGCCACACACTGCTGCTCCTGACGCTCAAGCTCTGTGTACTGTGCCCGCAGACGCTGATTCTCGCCGTTGCGGGCCAGAATTTCCTGCTGCTGGCGGATGAGGTCGGAGGCGCTGACCGGCTCCTCCGGCGCATCCGGGTAGGAGATCAGCTCCTCGGCAAAGTGCTTTTTCTGCGCGGCCAGCTGGCCGGTGAAGGTGCGCTTGTCGTACAGGGCCTTAATCTCAAGATCCCGGGTGTGGAGTTCGGTGCCGATGCCGATGATCCGCAGCAGGATGTCCGCCTTTTCCTTGTCGGATGCTTCCATGAAGCGGGGCAGATCCAGCGCCAGCGGCTCGATGAAGGCGTTGAGCAGCTGCTGGCCGCTGCGGCGTCCGGTGGGGTCGGTGACGGTCAGGGTGCTGTTCTTGCCCTTGCGCTCCACCACCACGCCATTGGAGAGCCTGACCTTGAGGTGGGCGGGAGCCACGGCCCCGTCCCGCTGGGCGGCGTCCGGGCGGAATCTGTCGCCGCCGAGGGCCCACGCCAGCGCATCCAGCACGCTGGTCTTGCCCTGATTGTTGTTGCCGCCCACGATGGTGAGCCCGGTGGGCGACGGCGTGAGTGCAACGGCTTTGATGCGTTTGACGTTTTCGGCCTCTAAGGCCATGATCTTTACAGACATGCGGATACCTCCCCTTGAGCGGATGCGAGTGTGTGAACGAACTGGTTGATCGCGGTCTCCCGCTGGTCGTCCGGCAGTTTGCGGAACTGCATTTTGGCGGACTGAACGATGCTTGTGATGGAGCGCCCGGCCAGAATGATGCTGTCGTAGGCATCGCGGGCGTCCTGTTCGCTGCCGGAAGAGGCCTGTTCCAGCCGCGCCTGCAGGTCGGCGGTCATCTCGGCGGCAAGGTCGGTGGCGATATCATGGGCTCGCTGGTTTGCCCGGCGCTCCACTTCCTCCTCGTCCACCACGGCAGCGATGGGCTGCTTTTTCAGGGCCGCATTTTCTTCCTGCAACTTGTCGGCACGGAGCTTGGCCGCTTCGGCCACCTGCCGGGAGCCGGAAAGCTGGCCCTCGGCATTTTTGGCCCGGGCCTCGGCCTTGCTCTGCATCTTCCATGCTTCCTCTTCCCGGGCTTCGGCAGAGTCGGCGCGCTCTTTCAGCTGGGCGTTCTGCTCTTTCAGGCCGCTGATGTCGGCAAGAGCGGATTCGTAGCGGCTTTCTGCTTCTTCCCGCTTTTCTGCGTCCTTATGGGTCTGGGCTTCGGCGCTTTTCACCAGCTCCTTGAAATAGGCATTTTCCTTGCGGGCGTTCTGAGCGGACTTTTCGGCGGTGTCGGCACGGTCTTTCTCGGCCTTGAGCTGGGCCAGCAGCTCCTGCACCCGCTGGTTGTCTCCGGCGGCTGCGGTGAGCTGTTCGGCGCAGCCGGAGCGGGCGATCAGGTTCAGGTCCTTGCGAGAAAGTTCAGGGATTGAAGTTAATTGTTCAACAGTTGAACCTTTAAAACCTTCACCTGTTTGCAGCATATTCCAGACGCTGGATTTGCTCATGCCCTTGCTCTCATACCACTTTGTCCATGTACCGCCGCCATAGCGGCCAGCCTTGGCCGTCAGGGCGTGCATTTTGGCAACGTAGATGCAGGAAATGAGGTATTCATCCTGCGCGGTGCCGTAGTGCAGATCGAACTGCTGATCGGTCTCCACGGCCTGTTCGGACAGCTCGCCCAGAGCAGAAAAGTCAAAGCCGGATGTCGAAGGCATCGGCACAGAAGAACCTCCCGCCGATGCGGCAGGGACCGATTCGCAGTTCTGCAGGGATGTCGCGGGGGTCGATGCGCTTGCATCCGCCCCGCTCTCCGAGGTGGTCGGCGTTGCCGCTGTGGCAGTCGGGACAGCATTCTCTGCCGTAGTCACAGCAGCATCCGCATTCTGGGCAGGTGCACATGCGAAAACCTCCTTTGCTTTTTTAATGTCGGCAAGAATCTTTTCCATTTCCTGCTGCGGTGTCATGTCCTTGCGGCTGCCATTCGGGGTAAAAAACTGACCAAGCAACTCTCTTTTTGCGGCAACACCTTTCAGATTCTGAGCGCAGGTGATAGTCAGGCAGTAACGGCCATCAGATCCATAGTCCGATGCACGAATATCTTTGGAAAACGAGCCAAAAATCTCTCTGTCTGGATAAGTATCTTTGATCCATGCGGAGACCTGAGACAAAAAGTCGAAGTCCAAACTGTGCACTCGACAGGTGCATTTGTCCTTGATGGAGCCAGAGAATTCTGATGCATAAGTGAGAGTCTTGCTCATCCGACACTCATAGCCCCGAGTCTCCAGGGCGACAGTTTTAGCACTTTCATCCCATTGAAAGTTTCCGTATGGCATGGCGTAGGGGCATCCCCAGCACTCATGGCCGGGTGCATAGCCAGACAGACGGTTGCCAGTGGTACTGGTATCGGTGGATTTCTTCACTCGCCGTCCGCATTTGCAGATATAGGTAGTCATACCCTTACCTCCGTGTCCTTGAGGCGGTCCAGCAGCTCAGCCTGCACATCCTTGCTCATGGACTGGATGTTGTTGCCCTTCCAGCCGTAGCAGAGGATGGGCCTGTAAAGCTGACGGCCCCGGTACGTCCGGTTCAGCAGGCTGGCGGGCTGGATAGGGCCATCGTACCGGCCCACGAACAGCACCGCCGGGGTGCGGGGCAGCACGATCATCTCACTGCGGGTGCCCAGCCGTTTCTCAATGGCCCACAGGCTGTCCGGCAGGGTGGTGACCACGGGCTCTGCGCCCGGTTCGGCTAAAATACCTTTCATTTGTAAAATCCTTTCTGATGTGATATCATCAAGGGTGATGGGGCTTTCAAATTCCATCACCCTTTGGGCTCGTCGGTGTTGGCGCACCGGCGGGCTTTTTGTTTGCCTGCATTTTCTGCAGCATGTATTTGCCGTAGCTCAGGCCGGCTTCTTCTGCAGCGCGGACCTCGGCGTGAAGGGCAAGGCTGCTGCGTTCAGCGGCAAGGCCCTGACGCCGGGCCTGCAGTTCTTCATTGCGCCGGCGATCCCATTCAAGGCTCTGAGCGTTGGCGTGCTTTTTGCCGCATTCGGGACAGCGCTGGGCAGAGCGTCCGACATTGCAGAGCACCTTGCCGCAGTCCACACAGATACGGGTGTAGGTCTTGAAATCGCTCATGCTCAGCCTGCCTTCCTGCCGCTCTTCACGGTGTTCCGGGGATGCCGGTGCACCTTGCGGCGCTCCTGCTGCTCCCGGTCATGGGCGGCAAAGCCCAGCCGGGCAAAGAACGCCGCCAGCAGGATCAGCACCATGGCCGTGATGAACGCGCCGTCCGAGACGGTGCCGCCGGTCTGGAAGCTGCCCTCCAGCCCCATGCCGTACAGCAGGCCCACGGCCCCGCTGGCCACGGCCAGCCAGTACCATACGCCGGATTTGATTTTCATGCGGATTCTCCTTTCTCGACACGTGGGAAGAAATACTCCCCGATTTCATTCTGCCGGATACCCAGCAGCTCACACATTGCAGTGATCTCCGTGCTTGTCCACGGGTTGTGCCCGTGCATCCTGCCGCTCATGGTGTCCCGGCCAATGCCGATGTACTCGGCCACTTCCTGATCGCGGTAGCCGCAGCTGTGGAACCGTCCCCGCAGCTTCCAGTATGGGATCTGCTTGAAAGTGCCGCGAATGGTTGATGGGTTCAACATTTTATTCCTCCTTCTTTTCGGCGGGCAGCCCATCCAGCAGGCTGTCCATCAGAGCGGCGTAGAACGGGTAGCCTTTGGCAACGATGGTCAGGCTGTCAATGGCGTTGGTAAGGAAGCTCTGAGAGCCGCGCACCACGTTCTCCATGGTGCGCACCGTGTCGCAATGCTGGCCGTAAATGGCCTTGAACTCGCCGCACAGGGCCTTGACCTGCATATACTTGGCCTTGCTGTCCTCGCGGTTCTTGCGGCACTCGTCCAGAAAAGCGGTGTTCTCGTCCAGTTTCTTCCGGGCTTCGATCACCCGGTCGATGGCGCTCTGGATGTTGGCATCCTGCACGGCCCGCTGCTCTTTGTGCTGCACGGCCAGCTGCTTTTCCATCTGGTTGAAGGCCTCGATGTACTTGAGCTTCCACTGCACGGCTTCCTTGCCGGTAAAGCCCATGGCCAGCAGGGAAAAGCCGTCACGGTTCATCAGGTACATGGGGTACTTCTGGTGGTTCTGCGGGTGGGTGTACTCGGATTTGAAGAACAGCGGGGTCTGCTCAATTTTGAGCACCCCCTCCGACATGAGGTTTTCAATGTCGCGCATGACATTGCGGTGCTCCTTGCCGAAGCGCTTGGCAACGTCCCGGCTGGATGCTACCGGTTCGCCGTTCTGGGTGGATAAGATGATGTCGGTCATGGTGAAGATGTACCTCCTTATTTTCGATGTGTTTTGATATAACGTTCGATTCTTTCGCACACACGGCAGACTGCTGTATAAAATTTGACTTTCTGCTCAGTGACGAGTATTTTAATAATCAGAATAAGTTTGTCCATAGAACCTCCCAAAGAAAGGAATGATAAGATGAGTGATGAGAAGAATAGCGGAAACACCTTTAACATCAATGCCGTACCAAGTTGCATTGACGAACCTGTAAAGGCTGTTCTGAACCCTGGTGCTAATCAGATTGGAACTCTTTTTGGAGATCTTCTTGCAATGGCAACAAGCAAAATCCATTTTTCAGCAGAAAAGATGAGGTTGCAACAAGCACATGATTTAGAAGAGTTTAAAAAATCACTGAGTGACAAGTTGAATGCAAAACCAGCAGAATGTTTGGTTGAACCTCGTATGCAGGTGGTTGGCCCCGCTGTCGAAAATGCAAAATTTTGCATGGACGAGCCACAAATCCGAAAGATGTTTCAAAATCTGCTTGCAAATTCTGCCGATATAAGGTATCAAAGTCAGGTGCATCCTTCCTTTTCGGCTATGATTGCGCAGATGTCTCCTTTGGACGCTGAAAATTTGGAACTGTTCAAAGGCGGTCGAACTCTTCCGATTGTAAGGTATAAATACACTCTGGAGAACGACGGCGAAAGAGCTGCGTTTACAAATTGCTTTTTAAAGAACCCTAAGATGATTCATGCCACAGACATCGACCTTCAAGCCACATCTTTAAGTTCATTGGAACGACAAGGGTTGATAGAAATTCGCTATGACTGTTGGCTGTTGGATGAGAAATTGTATGACGTATTTATCAAAAATGAACTGAGAGATATATTGGAAAGCGAGTTGCTCCAAATGAAAGCCTGCAAAGCAAAGATCAATGACAGAAAAGTGCAATCACTGGACTTTGATAAGGGAATTGTCCGGTTAACACCGCTTGGAAAAACTTTTGTTAGTGTTTGCTTCGATATCTGATCTTTGGTTGAGCACTTAGCTAAGAATTTCAGCCCAGCGTTCCTCTTCCGCAGGTTTGCTGGGCTTTTTGTTGTTGTCCATGTGGTTCTCTCCTTTCATGCCACGGGGCGGTTGTCCAGCTTCTTCAGGCTGGCCACCAGCTTGATGGACTGGGCAGCGGTCTCCATCTGCTCGAATGCGTCCTCGTCCATGTCCTTGCACATGGTGTGAATGCGGATCACGCGCTCCACATCCTGCTGCGTCAGGCCATACATGGCGGGGTTCAGGGAATTGTTCTTACGTGCCATATGTAGCACTCCTTTCTGTGGGTGGCTCCCACGACCATTCCGGCTGCGTCACCGGAATGGTTTCGACCCGTGCCACCGGGTCATCATCGGGTGGGTTGTGGATGGTGTCCTTCCCGTGCTATACTGGCGTAGGAAGGAAGTGTAAAAATGCTTGATGTAAAAACGCTGAAAATACTTAGGTTTTTAAATGAGCACCCGGATGAAACGTTTTCCAGTTATCAGATGGAAAAGTGCGGAATGCCGGCAGACGGTGAAACGCTGGATTGGCTGTACAAGCACGATATGGTTTCTCGATATCAAGATGAAGATGGCTATGTGGATCCTTATGACGGACCAGACTACATCTATCAGATCAATGCCGGTGGGCGTTCGGAATTGCGCAGACAGCAGCACTTTGAAGAAACTGAAGAACGTGCAAAAAGAGCCGAGATTCGCGCTCAAAATGCAGAGATCCGGGCAGGTATCAGTCTTGCGGTATCCATCATTGCAATAATAGCCGCTTGGCTAAAATGATCAGAAGCGCAATGATGCTGAATGCAAGCGACAGCGCAGACTTGACCGTTGCAGCCTTTTCTTTCTTTTCGATGCGCGCCCAGCGCTCTGCTTCGTTCCTTTCCGTCTGGCGTTCAAACTCTTCGATCTCGCTTTCCAGCTCCGCCCGGCGTTCCTCTTCCATAGGTGCGATGGGCTTTTTGTTGTCGGTCATGTGGTTCACCTCCCTTCTTGTTGACCGGGTTGCAATTTGTTGATTGCATGACAAGTATAAGTCATTTAATGACATTTGTCAAGAACTTGTTTGTTGATTTTTCCAACAAAATATCTTGACGAGCTGGTTTGCGCCTGCTATAATGATGGCAAAGGAGGTGAACAAAATGACGATAGGCGAACGAATTAAAGAAGTCAGAAAAAACGAAAAGCTAACGCAACAGGAGTTTGCTGACCGACTGAACCTTAAACGGAACACTGTTGGCAGTTATGAAGTGAATGTTGTTGTACCCAGCGACCGCACTATTAAAGATATCTGCGACAAGTTCGGCATTCGGGAGGAATGGCTGCGCAACGGCACCGGCGAGATGCTTGTGCAGGACACCCAGTCGGAGCAGGTAGCGGCTTTTCTGGCTGACCTGACCAAGGATGACAGTGATACCTTTAAAAAGCGTTTTGTTGAAATGCTGGCAGGCCTGAGCCCGGCGGACTGGGAGCTGCTGGAACGCATGGCCGAAAAATTGACGCAAAAAAAAGAGGAAAGCCCGTAAAGGCTTCCCTCGCGTGGTGGCTGGCGGCTCATCCGATCAGGTGGCTTGCGTACACCCACACAAGCCGCAGCTGGCGGAAATCGGCTTTTTCCAGCAGTTTCAGAATGGCGTTGATGGTTTCTTGTCGTGTCATGTTGCAATCCTCCGATCGGGTTTATGCCCAAGAACATTATACAACCATTCGGCGTTAATCGCAACAACTTTTGACAACTGAAAAGTTGCGAAAAATCCACAAAAAAATTGGATTTTTTTCAACAGAAAAGGAGAAAATCATGAAAAAGTCAGCAAAAAGGCTTTTAGGCGTTGTTTTTACACTGGCGCTGATGACGATTCTCGCATGCGGTGCCTTTGCGGCAAAGCCTGCGGTCGAGGTCATGGTAACACGCATAAACACGGATTCTGTTGGTGGCGTTTCTCCCTCAATTGGTTACAGAAATAATTCCGGTAAAACCATCAAGTATATTGATTTTACGATGGTTCCCTATAACGCCGTCGGTGATCCGGTCTCTTGTACGATTCGAGGGTATTCTTCTGCTGTTGGTGAAGTAACTGGGCCAATTGAAACGTTTGCGATCGACACAGATTCGACGCTGCACACTATCACCAAAATCGGCATGAGCGACTCTAACCCCTTTAAGACTTACAGAGAGCTGACTCATAATTACACCATCGATGATGGCAAAAATTCTCTCTGGCCAGTATACGTAGATCAATACGGAAATTGCTTTGTTGAGAACCTTTGGGTCGATGCAACGCAGGGACAGACCTATTTGACGGATGATGAAGTTCAAAATGCGACTTACCTTCGTACGGATAAATGGGATTGCCTGTGGTACAACAGTTCCATCAGAAGTATTAAGGTCACAAAGGCGGTCGTCACTTATATGGATGGTTCCAAACAGACACTATCCCAGAAAGAACTGTATTCTGGCCACTACATGACCACCTTAACCTACAAACCGTATAACGCTATGATGAAGGAGTACGCTCCTGTCTACAATTATCAGTATTATAAGGCTAATAATGCGGATTTGGCGGCACTGTTTGGCGATAACCAGTGGAAGTATCTGGAACACTTTGTAAACAGCGGTATGAGGGAAGGCCGTCAGGGCAGCGCGGAGTTCAACCTTGCAGCTTACAAGGCCAATAATCCGGATCTGGTTGCCGCCTTTGGAGATGATAATGCAAAATACTATGAGCACTACATTTCCAGCGGCAAAGCAGAAGGTCGGAAGGCATCCTGATAATATCTAAGCAAAACAAAAACGCCCCGCCGGGCGCAACCGGCAGGACGTAAAGTAAGCGGCTCGCCCTTACGGGGTCATCGCACACCTAGCAATGCGATTATACCCCAAAAGGGCAGGCTTGTCAAAGTGTACCCTTTTGGAGGTGAAAACAATGAAAAAGAGAACAAACACGGCGTTTTGGGTCGAGAAGGAAAAACGCTGGTGCATTGCGGTGCAGAAGAACGGCACCCGCAAGCGCTTTTACAGCAGCACACCCGGCCGCACCGGCCAGCGGGAAGCCAACGCAAAAGCGGATGCATGGCTTGATGACAGCATCCGGGACGGCAGGAAGAAGGTGGCCGCCCTCTATGCCGAGTGGGTGGAAGAGCTGAAGCTGACCTGCGGCACGTCCTATGTGATCCAGTGCAACAAATACGGCGAATACTACATTCTCCCGGTGTGTGGGAACATCCGCATCGACGAGCTGACCGAGGGCGATTTGCAAAAGGCAATTGACATGTCTTTCAAAAAGCGCTGCCTCAAAAAAGGGGGAAAGCGCACGAGTGACAAACCTCTGAGCCGCAAAACCCTTATGACGATCCGCTCAACAGAGATCAGCTTTGTGAAATGGTGCCGCCGGAACAAGTACAGCGCCCTGTTTCCTGAGCTGTCGATCCCGAAGAATGCCCGGATGGGGAAGAAAAAGATTTTACAGCCGACCGCTTTGAAAGCCCTGTTTGATGTGGACACCCGCCTTTACTATGGCAAGCTGGTCTTTGACGAGTATATCTATGCCTACCGGTTTGCAGTTGCTACAGGTGTACGCCCCGGTGAACTTGTGGGGCTCTGGTATGGTGACGTCAAAGGGAACACGGTCAATCTGCGCCGCAGCATCAACCGGATGGATGAAGAAACCACCGGCAAGAACGAAAACGCTATTCGTTCGTTCGACATGGGGAAGGAAGCCCGTGAGGCATACGAAGCGCAGGTGGCCTTGCTGAAGGCTTCCGGTATCCCGCTGAACTATACCACCCCTTTGTTCCAGATCCCAAACCAGAGGGCCTTATTCAAACGCTGGAAGAAGTACCAGAAGGATAACGGAATTGAACCACAGGTTACGCTGTATGAAATGCGGCATACGTTCGTCAGCATCGAGTCCGGCGTGCTGACCGACAGCCAACTGAAAATGCTGGTTGGCCACAGCATGAACATGGATACCGCAGGGGTTTACCGCCACGAGCTGGACGGCCAGCGTGAAGATTTGGCGGCTGCGACCACCGCTGCATTCAGGAAGGCTCAAGGGTGATTCGGGTAACACTTTTGGTAACAGTCTTTTTTCTAAATGTCAAAAAACGAATTGGGCATAAGCCAACAAAGCTGCATTATTCCTTCGTTCTTTCGTGAGTTTATGGTGCGTCTTTGACGATAGCACATCAATTTTAATTGTTCGACCCCCACTACCCGCACTAAAAAGCACGCTGATACGTTTGTATTGGCGTGCTTTTTCTTTGCGCCATTTTGCAGGCAGCGTTGGGTTTTGCGCTGTGTTTTTTTGAAAACACCAAAATAGAAACAAAAAATCCTACGGACATTGCGACTTTCAACGCAAATCCGTAGGATTTTTGGAGCTACTGACCTGATTCGAACAGGCGACCTGCTCATTACGAGTGAGCTGCTCTACCAGCTGAGCCACAGTAGCACACAGGCCTGATAACGAGAAATATTTTATCATACTTCCGGAATACTGTCAAGGCCGGATTTTTGCGCCTGCAATGGTGCGAAAGATGCATTTGATAAAATAAAACTGCCCTTCGAGAAAAACTCAAAGAGCAGCCATGGCATAAAGTGAAAAATTACTTGAACAGCTTGCGGCCGATCCAGATGCAGACGCAGGCACCCACAACGGACACGAGGATCTCGCCCACGATGCCGGTAGCACTCAGGCCGACCAGGCCGAACAGGATGCTGCCCACAAAGCCGCCCAGAATGCCCAGCACAATGTTGCGCAGGGTGGAAGTTTCGCTGCCCATGATGCGGCCCGCAATGTAACCGGCCAGTGCACCGATCAGCAGACTGAAGATGAAACCTAACATATCAATACCTCCTGAAATTTAAGATCCTGCCGTCTGCGTACCGGATTGCTCCTGCGCATAGCGGCAGATGGCCTTCAAACAACAGTGTTCGCATTCCGGTTTGCGCGCATTGCACACAGCCCGGCCATGCATCACAAAACGATGGCACAGATCGCTGCCTTCCTCGGGCGGGATGATCTTCCACAGGGCCATTTCTACTTTCTGCGGCTCCTTGATGCCGTCCACAAGGCCGATCCTGTTGCACAGCCGGATGCAGTGGGTATCTGTCACGATGGCTGGCTTGCCAAACACATCGCCCATGATGAGGTTTGCGCTCTTGCGGCCCACGCCGGGCAGAGCCAGCAGCTCTTCAAAAGTGGCGGGGACCTGACAATCGTATTTGTCCCGCAGCATCCGCATACAGGCGGAGATATCCCGCGCTTTGGAGTGCCCAAGGCCGCAGGGTTTCACAATGGCTTCGATGTCCTCCGGTTCTGCGGCAGCCAGTGCGGCTACACTGGGGTACTTGGCGAACAGGTCCTCGACCACGATATTCACGCGGGCATCCGTACACTGCGCGGCCAGCCGGACACTGACAAGCAGCTGCCATGCATGGGCGTAGTCCAAGGTGCACCCGGCATCCGGATACTCTTTTTTCAGACGGTCAATGACCTCCAATGCCAGAGCCTTCCTGGCGGTAAGATCCTCCGACACTTTTTGGCGAACAGACATTGTTCCACCTTCCTTGACAAAAAATCTAAGATGATAATACCATGTTTTGCATTTTTTGTAAACTGCAGCTGGGGATTATCTGAGAATGATTTTCAGATAAAGTATTGCTCTCGCCGCATAAATGCGATATACTATAGAAAAATACCGGGTTCTTTGCCCGGTATGGGAGGAGGGAACACGATGAACGAACCATTGGCGCAGCGCCTGCGGCCCAAAACTCTGGCAGACGTCTGCGGCCAGCAGCATCTGCTGGCGCCGGACAGGGTGTTCCGCCGTACCATCGAGAGCGGGCGTATCCCCAATATGATCTTCTATGGCCCATCCGGCACGGGCAAGACCACCGTGGCCCGCATCATTGCAGAAAACAGCGGTATGACGCTGCACAAGCTGAACGGCACATCCTGCGGCACAGGGGACATCAAGGCGGTGCTCAAGGACATCGGTACGCTGGCGGGAGCGGGCGGCATCCTGCTGTATCTGGACGAGATCCAGTATCTGAACAAAAAGCAGCAGCAGAGCCTGCTGGAATGCATTGAGGACGGCTCGGTGACGCTGATTGCATCCACCACCGAAAATCCGTACTTCTACATTTATAATGCGCTGCTGTCCCGATGCACGGTGTTCGAGTTCAAGGCTCTGTCTGCAGCGGATGTGGAGCGCGGCCTGCACAATGCGGTGAAGAAGCTTTCGGGAGACGGGGAACCGGAGCTTGATATGGACGAGGATGCCTGTGCCTACCTTGCAGAGAGCGCAGGCGGCGATCTGCGCAAAGCACTGGGCTGTCTGGATTTTGCGGTAACGGCGGCGCCCATCGAGGACGGAAAAAAGCACATCACACTGGAGATGATCCGCCAGGTCACCCGCCGCACAGCCATGCGCTACGACCGGGAGGGCGACGACCACTATGATATCGTGTCAGCCTACCAGAAGTCCATGCGCGGCTCTGACCCGGATGCGGCTCTGCACTATCTGGCCCGTCTGCTGGAAGCAGGCGATCTGCCCTCGGCCTGCCGCCGTCTGATGGTGTGCGCCTGTGAGGATGTGGGCCTTGCCTACCCGCAGATCATCCCCATCGTGAAGGCAGCGGTGGATGCCGCCAATATGGTGGGCCTGCCGGAGGCGCGGCTTCCGCTGGCAGACGCCGTTGTTCTGGTGGCCACCAGTCCCAAATCCAACAGTGCTCACGATGCCATCAATGCAGCCATTGCGGATGTGCAGGCGGGCCGCACCGGGCCGATCCCGCGGCAGCTGCAGAACAAACACTATGATGGTGAGGATGCTCTGGTGAAGGGCCAGAATTACAAATACGCCCACGACTACGATCATCACTGGGTGGCACAGCAATACCTGCCGGATGC